TAATCGTGCGGTGAGGGATGCAGCTAGAGTCCGACTTCGGCCACGACCAGAATATCGTTTTACTGTCAGGCCAGTATTCCCCAACCGGGCCTTCGCAGCAAGTCGGGTCGAGATCGTTCATCACCAGCGTCTCAGAACGATAGAGCCATTCAGCTATTACCGGCTCTGGACTGTAAACATCCCACCGATAGAAGCCGTCCCGACCAAGCCACCAAAGGCTGTTGCCATCGCTAACTAGCGACTTTGGATAGGCGATGCACTTATCAAGGCCGCGAGGTTCTGTGTAAACGCGAGTGAAGCCAAACGATGTTCCAGCGACGTAACAGCGGTAGATGCTCTTGTCCGTGAAGATAACCAGATTTCCCTGCAACTCTGAGGCGGCAAGAATGGTTTCCGTGTAGGGCAAGTCTTGGTAGTTAGCAACGGTGTCATCCCCGCTTTTCCACACCAGCGGCCTGTTGACGCCACTCCAGCGAACCCGACTTGTAACGCGAGTCCCCTCCTGCGTTACGTCCATCAGGAAAACACACCCGGAGAAACTGGCCACCACTCCAGCCCGCGAAACCTTCAGATCATTCAGTTCTGCAATCTCCGCAAGCATATTTACTCCGCAGACACCGGGGATTGTTCCGATGGTGTATTTCTGAGGCTTGTCGTATCCATTTGTGAAAACCATCGTGTTGCCAGACTGCCCAGCACTCCATCGAATCTGGCTGCTTACTTTTTCCCCTCCGAAGCCTCTACCAACGACATCCCAGTTACCGCTCCCCTCATTGAGGACGGCAACTTTAGATTGAGTTCCGCGAACCAGCCTCCGAGTGCCGTCGTTGGTGGTAGCCTCATAGAGGAATGTAATCGGCTCCCGCAATGGATACACTTCAAAACAATCACCCTGATCGTGAGCGTCTTGATTTGCGTAGGGGGTTTGGGACAGCAGCTTCTCCCAACCAGCAGAGCGAGACAGCTTATCATCCTTGTCCACGTCGAAGTTCAGCTTCATCCGAAACGACAGAGGGGGAGCGTCCTCTGGGTTTGAACGACAGTCCAGCGGCCCGGTCAAGGGTCGCATGATGACTGATTTGTAGGGGCTGGTTGACACGTTAGGAAGGAATTCCAGCAACGGCAGTCACGTCAGTCATCGAGCCAGCTCCGGTCATCTTTAGAACATGCGGGTTCTCGCACCCACCAATTGTGTTAGTCACTTCGTAGATGTCACCAAGGGCACGCACAACAATTTGTTGCTTTCCGTTTTTGTTGAGCAAGCCGGTGTAGGTGCGAGCCGCCGCGCCAGCAGGAAGGCTAGATCCGGTGTTTGTGATGACGCAACCTTCGGTTGCTTCGATGACGTTTCCAGCAGAAGGGTTTGGAGTGAGATTGACTGAAGACGTGGTAACATCTCCAGTTGCCGCATTCAGCCCCAAACAATGAAGCGCGGGCGTCGCCGCCGCATCGTAGGACAGAGAATACGGAAAGAAGTAGGAAGCCACACCAACCGCGTTTAACCGTGTCCCAATGGCAGTAAGTGCAGCCGTGGTGGTGCTTACTGAGTAAATTTGCGCGTCGGTGCTGGTCGGCGAACTCCAGTAGCCCATCAGCAGCGTGGAATTCGGCCTGAACTCAAGGCTGTAGTAGTCAATCCACGGCACAGACGAATCCCAGTCAGATCCACCCGAGTTGATTGTGTCAACGTAGGTCAGTGCCCCAGTGGTCACGTTCACTGTCCCAAGCCGCAAAGGATACGGCGACGCATCACCAGTCGCGTCGAAGTAGATCGCCCAGAGCGTAGAGTCGTTCGGGCGAACTGCCATTCCAACAATCACCTGATCCATGCTGCCGCTGATTGTGGTGTAAGTCCAACCGCCAGTCTCAAGGCTGAACAACCGGCCACGGTAAACTCCACCAGATAAGAACTGGGTCGCCATGTAAGCTGTTCCCGGCCCAGTCGGGTCAGACGTTGAGGTGTTCGTGTCGCCACCGCCACCACCGCAGCCAGTCGCGCAAAGTTTGGTATTGAAACCCGTAGTGAAGGTCAAATCCTCATTGTAAATACAAGAGTAGGCGTCAGAAACAGCTTTAGAGAGTCGCCCCAACTTGCGTAGCTGTTCGCAAACCGGAGCTTCAAGTGAGACGATTAAATCGTTAAAGTCAGATGGTGTCGGGCATGGCATAGGTCAGTAGGGGTAGTCTGCTAGGCTTATGGAGGAACGCCAGTAGTGGTGGTCACGGGAGATCCGCCAGTAGTAGTTGTTGCACTTCCGCCGCCAGTGGTGGTTGTCACGGGAGAGCCGCCGCATGATATAGCGCAAATAGAATCGCTGAACTCATCGGTTAAAGTGCCATCCTCTCTAAACCAGCAGGACCACCACTCCAAAAGCAGTTTGGGCAGTTCGGTCATAATGGCCGCCAGCTCTTCACAGGTGGGATTGTCTGGGTCCAATGGAACCAGATTCTCGAACTGGCTTGGAAGAGGGCAGGCCATTTGCGGGTTACTCTGCCACTATTGCGTTATCTTTCAAGCCAAAATCTAGGCAGCTTGAACTTCTCAAGATACCACTCCAAATCCCTAGTGAAAACAGCCTGGTTGTAGGCTCGGTCACACTCAATGTGCCTCTGCTCACCCTTGATGAGGTTCTTTGCTATCATCAAATCAGAAGTCGGCTTGGTGTGCTGCTCCAGCTTTCGGACAATGAACTCGGCTGCCTCCTCTGGAAAGAGCGTCATGGCAATCATCATCTTGTTAAAGAGCAGGGAAGCACGCTTCGAGGTGTAGGTCGTTGCCGTCCTGAACTGGTGCCCAATCCTGACGGTCTTCATTAGTCGGCAATCGCCCCCAGCCAACCACGCCTTCAAGGACAGGTGAGGCTCCGAGCTTCCCCACTGATTGAGCATCTTGCTACCGCCTATCTTAAAGAAGAAGTCTCGGCGCATGAAGTAAGCTCCACCAAGAAGACAGGCTATCTCGTCTCCATCCTTGTAGAAAGAGCCAGGAACCCACTTCGCCTCGATGAACTGCATATCCTCTGGCTTGTTGTGGTTTTCACCGAAGAGGTTCAACGTCGCCCCGTTGTAGAATTTGTTGCTTGTCGCAATGTCCATATTGGCGGCATTCAGGCCGACGCAAGTGGTGGTCCAGATGGTTTGAGGGTAGTCTTTGATTCGCCTGCAAGCCTCCTCATACCAACCCGGTTCAAATCGGCAATGGCTGTCCAAAAGCAGGATGTTCTCGCGGCTCGAAAGGATGGAACCCAGATGCCTTGACCCGCCAACTCCGCACCTTCCATCTACCCGCCTGAAAACAATGTCGTCATGGTCAAGTGTGAGCGGCTTATCGCTCCCATCGTCAATCACCACAATCTCAGGCTCATTCCCAGCAGTGGCCCGAATGCTGGCAATGGTGGCGTTGGCCTCCTCTTGGTCATTGCGGACAGGTATTACAATGGAGATCATTAGTGTGAGTATCCGTTTGCTCCGAGCCATTTTCTTGTAATCACAAAGTAATTACAATCCCAATGCGGACGAAGCTCAAACACGCCACCCTTTCCGCCGCCACGCGCTCGTAGTTTCTGGTCGCATTTTTGAAGCCCCGTCTTTGAACCATCGCTGTTCCTGCCGAAAGATGAAATGTTGTAAAGCCCGTGACCAAATCGGTAGATGAACCCAATCTCCCTCGGCTCGCACTGCAAGGTTTTGCCTTTAGTCTTCTGGATTAGAGCCTTCCTGAACACGTCGTCTTCGCCTGAATCCATCTGCGGGTATCCACCAACAGCCTCCCACGCAGACCGCTTGAACATGAGTTGATTGTTGGCTGCACCCCCCATCTTTTGAACAATCCCACGCTTCACTGTAAATTTGCTTCCCTGCCGAATCCAGTCCATGTCCCCAACGTGAGCAGCCAGCCAAGACAGGTAGCCTTTCAGGATGATGTCGTCATCGTCCAGGATGGCAATGTAGTCGCCCGTGCAATGCTCGATGCAGAGATTCCTTGTCTCGCCAAGAGTTGATGGCCGGGATGGGTGGTTAACAACCTTAACTTGCGGATGCGAGAACGTAAGGCGCTGGCCTTGCATCGAGTTAAAAATGACCATCTCCTTGTCCTTGTAGTCTTGCTGTAGGAAGCTCTGAACGGCCTCTTCTAGGAGAGACGTGCGACCGTAAGTTAAACACGACACTGAGATTTTCAAGTGATTTTTAGATTCCTGAACAGCACGTCTCCACCGAACTGGTCGCCACCAAAGTCTTTCTCCATGACCCACCCAGCCCCCGTCTTCGCTTCAAGGTGGCTAATAAAGTCAGCTTTCAAAAGTTGACCTTGGTAATGCTCCATTTCTGAAACTTCAGTGTAGAAATACTTTGTTTTAGCAAGGATGGAAGCCCCTCCTGTGATTGCGTCCCGCTCCGCCCCCTGAATGTCGCAC